TCATGATTTCAGTTACATTATAGGACGCACACAGGCGGGAACGCTTGAGTTGAATGTAGATGAAAAAGGTTTGTACTTTAAGTGTCGCTTGCCTAACACATCTTACGCCAGAGATATTTATGAGAATATTAAAGCAGGCAACGTTAATCAGTGCAGTTTCTTTTACACATTGCCGCCTAATGACTCAACAGCTCGTACGTGGCAAAACATAGATAATGAGTACGTTCAAACCATAAATAAAATCGATGAATTGATTGAGGTTAGCATTGTTACAGTGCCAGCCTATAAAGATACATCGGTTGAAGTCGGTCAACGTGCAAGAGATTTGAAGAAATTCAAACAGTTGGAACAAATGAAGATAGAATTGGATTTAGAAAGCCTACGTTTTGAAACGTAAGGCTATTTTTATACCCAAATTTAATAAGGAGGCTTACACATGGCTAATTTAGATGAGCGCAAAAAAGAAATCGCCAATTTGATTTCTAAAGCGCAAGAAGCAGTCGAAAAGGGAGACCTTGAAACTGCACGTAATTTAAAAGCTGATATTGATGCTCAGAAAAAAGAATATGAAGAACTTGAGCAGCTTTCACAAGAAATTGAAGCATCAGCACCTAAGCAAGAAGAAACGCCACCCAAAGACGAGGGTGCAGAAGAAGTAGACAACAAGACTGAACAACCGAAAGAAGATAGACCCGCAGAAGAAAAAGAAGAAACTGCGGTTGATGATGCTAAAGGCGAAGAAAAAGAAGAAACGGCTGAATCAAAGGACGATAAACCGTCGTCTGATGATAAAGCAAAAGAAGAAGCACCAACTATCGAGAAAGTAGAAGAACCTACTGAAGAAGAATTAGAAGAAGAAAAAGACAAAAAGAAAAAAGAAGGAGCGAAACGTTCTATGGCAAAATTAAATCAAAACCAAGAAACTAATGAGGAAATCTTAGGTTTCGAACAATACATGAAATCTAAAGGGGCAAAACGAGATAATGTTAAATCTGATGATGCAGGCGTAACAATTCCTCATGACATTAAATACATTCCAGAAAAAGAAGTTAACACAGTACAAGACTTATCACAGTTAGTACAAAAAGAAAAGGTTAATGGACCTAGTGGAGAGTACCCAATTTTGAAACGTGCTAATGCTAAATTCAGTACGGTTGCAGAATTAGAAGCAAACCCAGAGTTAGCTAAACCAGAATTCAAATCAATCGAATGGAAAGTACAAACTTATCGTGGGTCTATTCCAATTTCACAAGAAGCATTAGACGATTCAGTTGCTAACTTAACAGCTATTGTTTATGAAAATATCAACGAGCAAAAAATCAATACATTAAATGAAAGAATTGGTACTGTATTAAAATCTTTCAATCCAACAACAGTTTCAAATGTTGATGACTTAAAATCAATAATCAACGTCAAATTAGACCCAGGCTACGACCGTCAAATCATCTGTACTCAAAGTTTCTATCAAAAATTAGATACTTTGAAAGATGGTAACGGTCGTTTTTTATTACAAGATAGCATTATTAATACAGCTGGTAATACTGTGTTAGGTATGAATGTAACAGTTGTTCGTGATGACTTACTTGGTGCTAATGGTGATGCAAAAGCATTTATTGGAGATATCAAACGTGGCGTATTCTTCGCAGACCGTACTGACGTATCAGTTCAATGGATTGAAAACCAAATCTACGGTAAATACTTAATGGGCGCTTTCCGTTTCGATGTTAAACAAGCTGATGAAAATGCTGGTTTCTTCGTGACATTTGAAGATGCAGCAGAACCTAGTGATGATTTAGGAGCATAAGAAAAGTAGGTGACTTCAATGTTTGAACTAGACAACGTTGAATCTATAAAAAAAGCAATACGTGTAGACCATGTCTTTGATGATGATTTGATTATGCAAGTTTATTTACCTGGAGCAATCAGTGAGGTTAAGGCTGCTGTTTCATTAGATGAAGAAGATGATAAATTCTACAGCAATAATCCTATATTCAATTTAGCAGTCTTAAATATTATTGCTCACCACTACGACAATCGTTCAATCACATCCAATGAACAATCATTTGATGTGCCTGCATCATCAATAAAACTTATACAAACACTAAGAAGCAATCTAGTTAAGTGGCGAAAAGATAACATCGAGGTGATAGCCGATGAATCTTAACGAGCTTGATTATAGGGGTGTTTTTTATTCTGTCTCAAATAATGGACCTGAGGCAGGAGCTAGTGACAAGAAAGAAATTTTTAGTTGTTTCGCTGGTCTATACGAACCCACACAGAAAGATGTACAATTAGGAAATTTAGAAACAAGTAAACGTTCTGTAACTATTAATATTAGGAATGCACAGCCTGACTTTCTGCCTACAGTCAATCACGTATTTGAGATTAAAAGTGGAATGTATGCTGGGTTAACTTTTGACATTAAGAACGTTGCTCCTGCTAAAACTCCTAATTACATCAAAGTGGTAGGTGAAGAATCATAGGGGTATCAATCAAAGGTGATAAAGAACTTATAGCATATTTAGAAAAGCAGTATGGAAAATCAGCAACAAAGCGCATCACTGATTATGCATTAACTAAAGGTGGAAACAAAGTTGTGAGTATTATCAAAAGTAATATGAAAACTTTTAAGGACACTGGAGAATCGGTAGAAGAAACTACACTTTCAAAACCTATGACGATAAGCGGTGTAAGAACCGTTAAAATTCATTGGCGTGGTCCTAAACAGCGTTATCGTATTATCCATCTAAATGAATACGGTCACTTTGATCGTTCAGGTAAATGGATTAATACACTAGGTAAAGGTGTGATTGAACGTGCTATGAGAGAAGGACGTGAAACCTATTTCCAAACAGTTAAAGAAGAAATGAAAAGGCGGGTGTAGCAATGGATGACATCACAATAAAGATATATGAAGCACTTATTAATAACGAAGAGATAATGAAACTTGTACCCCGAAATAACATTAAATTCTTCGATTATCCCAATGCACAAGAAATCAAAGATATAGTGATAGTCATAGATCCATTAGACACACCTACACCTTCTGACTATGCCGATAACGATAATCTTACTTATGAATATTTTTATCAAATAGATGTATTTGTAAAACAAAAGCAAGGTGTAAACGGACGAGTCCTATCCGATAGGCTCGTCTTTTTAATACAACGAATAATGTGGGAAGTATTGGGATTTGGTGAAACATCTTCCATTAAACCAGAATATATCAAAGAATTTAGTATCTACCGACAAGCTAAAAGGTTTGAAGGTAAACAATATTTTAAAATTTAGGAGTGTTTTAATATGGCAGAGAAAAACTATCGTTCATTTACAGGTTTAACAGAATTTTATTACAAAGTGCATGGTGAAGGCGGCGTTCAAAAAGTTGCTGATCCAGAGCGTATTAAATATTTACAAGAAATTTCAGTATCTAAAGACCAAGACATCGAAAAAGCATATGGTGATAACCAAGTAGCAGAAATGGCAGTTGCTAACGGAACAATTGAAGTAGAAGCTGGTTTCCACAAGTTACCATTAGAAGATAGGGTGGCACTGTTTGGTTTAGAAAAATCAGAGGACGGCATCGTGTCAGTTGGTAACGATACACCACCATATGTAGCTGTTATGTTTGCGAAAACTATGGAAGATGGTTCACGTGAATATGTTGGATTGCCTAAAGGTTTATTCACTTTCCCTGAATTAGAAGGAAATACAAAAGAAGATGGTGTTGAATTCAGTTCAGACTCTACTACTGCAGAATTTATGCAAGCTAAAGTAAAAGGGTTTGAAGAAGAAAAAGCAATGTTACTTGGCCATGATGCTAAAGGTACAACTGTTATGAAAGACGCTATTTGGGAGGCTGTTTTTGGCGAATCTGCACCAAGCAGTGATGATCCAAAAGAATCTAGTGAAACAGAATCAGAACTAGGCGCATAACATACAGGAGGTTTGATTATGGCTAAAAATAAGTATGAAGTTTTACACAAATTCATTGATTTAGAGTATAAGAATAAAGTTTACAATGTTGGCGATACTTATCCTAAACCAGCAAACAAAAAAGTATCGCATGAGAGATTATTAGACCTTTCTACAAGCAATAATAAACGTGGCAAGGCATTAATCAAAGAAATAGAAAAATAACTGTTGTTGAGGGCTAAGTGCCCTCTTTTTATTTGCAAATAAAAATCAAAATTAAAGGAGCAATTAAAATATGGCTAAGCGTAATTTTATTAAATTAATTCAAATCGATAAAAAGGGTAACGCAGTAACTGATTCAGAAGGTAACGCAAAATTCGACACTTATATTACACCTACACAAATTCCATTCCGTAAAATCTATGATGCAGCTGATTTAATGGATGGTACATCAGATGAGAACACTTCTGCGCAAGAAAATATCGATCAAATGTTAGACATGGTAGTTGATATTTACAACAATCAATTTACAAAAGATGATTTACTAGACAGATTGCATGCACCAGATGCTGTAGAAGAGTTACAACAACAAATTCAATTTATTGCACAAGGTCAAATGGATGAAGAAAGAAAAAAGCAACTAGCCAAAATGATTTAAAACCTATCAATTATAAAGAACATAAGGAAAATATGAAGAAGTTAATGTTGAAAATGATGGAAGAAGGCGGCAAGGATATCAATGACATATTAAACATGCCTTTTGCATTTTTCATGGAGTTAGTTGACGAAAGTAATAAGAAAAACGTCAAGAAAACAAACAGTATGATTGACGCGTTCATGTAATACATTTTATAAGCAAGGAGGTGGAGTGATGGCAGAAAGAATAAAAGGTTTACAGATAGACCTCTCAATGAAGGACATGGGTGTCCAGCGTAGTATTACAGAAATAAAACGTAGCTTTAAAGGGTTAAACGCTGACTTAAAATTATCTAACAATAACTTTAAGTATTCTGAAAAAAGTTTGAACTCATACAAGTTAAGAACTAGGGAATTATCGCAAGCAGTCAAAGAATCTAAAGCTAACGTTGCAGCATTAAAAGTAAAATACCAAGAAGTATCAAGAGAATCTGGTGTAAACAGTAAAAAAGCCGCTCAATTAAGGCAGGAATATAGTCGACAAGCTGACAATCTCAACTATTTACAAAACGAACTCGATCAAACACGGGACAAATACAGAGAAATGATTGCAGTAAGTAAATCATCTGTTGGTAGACTTGGGCAAGCATTTTCTGAAATAGGACCTAAGATAAGATCCATAGGAGATTCAATGAAGTCAGTCGGGCGTAACATGAGTTTACACGTTACTGCACCAATTGCAGCAGGTTTTGGCGCTGCGATGAAGAAAAGTATAGACTTCGACGATACCATGCGTAAAGTAAAAGCCACATCTGGTGCTACTGGAGATGAGTTTAACCAACTTAGAACAAAAGCACTTCAAATGGGTCGAGATACTAAATTCACTGCTTCGGAATCTGCTGAAGCGATGAACTACATGGCACTTGCAGGTTGGGACACCAAAGATATGCTAAAAGGTATTGGCGGTGTAATGGATTTAGCTGCCGCATCTGGTGAAGATTTGGCAAGCGTGTCTGATATTGTAACCGACAACTTAACTGCATTTGGCATGAAAGCTAAAGATAGTACTCACTTTGCTGATGTTTTGGCTCAAACGAGTTCGAAAGCTAATACTGATGTACGTGGTTTAGGTGAAGAGTTTAAATACGCTGCTCCAGTTGCTGGTGCATTAGGTTACTCTGTCGAAGATACATCAATAGCTATTGGTTTGATGTCTAATGCTGGGATAAAAGGTGAAAAAGCCGGCACAGCATTAAGAACAATGTTTACCAACCTTTCTAAACCAACAAAAGCAATGAAAGACGAAATGGATAA